TTTCCTTGTGTTGAGGGTTTACCTGACTTGGTTCCCCATTTCTCTTTAGTCCACTTCTTTAGGGACTTCTGTGATTTCTTTAATCCCATGTTTTAAGTTCCTTACCTATCTTGATCCTACCGTAAGGGTTGCGTCCTTCAAACTCTGAGGATGTCTCGTAGCCTAAAGCACCATCTACGTACCACGTATCCTGCTGTACTCTCAAACCTGTCCACACAATGTCTGTAGAGGTTTCATTTAGATCGTTGAACGGCGTACCGTTAGGGATACTTGAGATGTGTTCAAACTCTCCGTACCATGTGCAGCCTTGTAAGAGTGCTAATATAGAAATTAATTTAACTGCTCTCATTTGTACCCACCACCTGCTGCTTTGTATTCCTTAGCAAGCATCTGAGCTTTACGGGCTGACCATTGCCCCGGCTTACCACCTTTACTACCCGCCTTGATCTTGTTAAATAAACGCTTACGCATAGTAGGCTTGGTGTAGTTACCTGCCTCATTAACTTTGGACTTTTTCTTTGCTGGCTTTTTAGCTGCTGGCATAGTGCCTCCAGTTATCTAGTTAAATATGAAATTAAAAGTGCTAAACACATAGGTATCAACAACACCAATACGGCTATGACAGTGCCTATCTCTCTAACGTCCTTCCAAAACTTCTTCTTAGCAGCTAATGCTCTAGCTAACTCTAGCTGTTTAGCCTTTCTAGCTTCAGCCATAGCAGCCATAGCTTCTTGATATAGCTGACCGTTACCACTGACTGTAAAGAGATCTTTGATCTCCTTCATAGTTTCTTGTATCTGCTTTTTGGCTAGTGCAGCTTTTACAGCATCTGCTTCAGATAGTTTACCCTCATTCTGTGCTCTTGCAAGCTCTACTTCAGCGCCACCAAGTGTAGATAAGAAACCTGATATAGATTGTATATCATTTGTAGTTTCAGCTACACGCTTGATAGCGCCTGTGGCAGCGTTAACACCTGCTATGATCGCAGATATTTCAGCAATCATTTGCGAGTCTTCTCATAGGATCTCATAGCACCTAGTCCTAACATACCCATGAGTACAGGCATCATAGTTTCTAGCGGTACAAGAGGAATAACAATGTCTATACCCACTAAGGCCAGTACAAAGTTTGCAAATGGAATTGTAATAAAGTTACCGAACATTCCTAGTCCACATGTCCAGCCAATGAAGGGCCTCCAACCACTTACAAAAATGCTAGAGTGTGCTGCTTCAGTTTTGTTAACTTCAAGCTGACCCTTCATAAGTTCTTGATGGTGTTCTTCTGACATCGTAGCAATCTTGTGAGCCAGCATTGCCTTCTGGTCTTTGTCTTCAATAAACTTATCTAGTAATCCAGTGACAGGGCCTACTAAGTTTGCTAACATACTCATTTAATAACTCCAGATGTGGGGCCTTGGACGGCCTTCAGAGCATTCAAGGTCATCAAGGTGTACAAATCTAGAGCCGCCTTTCTGACTGATACCAATGCCAGTGAAACCTGCCTCTAGAGCGCCCTGTAAGAGCTTGTAAGCGGCTTCACCACGTACCCCTATATCTATGGCCCTACCTGAAGCATGTGCTCCCGGAGAGGCTTTACGGGCCTCTATGGGGTGGTCTTTACAACGGTATGCAGAGGTTACAGGGAAGCTAAAGCCAAGCTTCTCACGCAAGGCATCTACCTTCTTCATGAACTCAGGATCTATACCCTTGGTTTGGCAGTGCTTACACTCCAGTTCTTCTTCTGTGAAGTACTTGTACACTAAATAAGACCTTCTATTTTCTTAACATCTGTAGAAGCAAGCTTACCTAAATTAATTCTTACTTCGCTTCCTTCACCTTTTCCGCTACCTAGTTCTCTAGCTATGTTTCTTAGCTGCGCGTAAGGGCTAAAGCCTGCTCTTTTAATACCAGACATTAATCCTGTAAAGCTAAACTTATCATCAGAGTCATTAAAGTTATAACGATCTACAATAATAGTATTCCCCTCATCGTCTTGTTCTATACGCGCTTGTCCTATAGTAGTTTTCATAGAATATTCAGGATCAAATACTTTAGTAACAAAATCTAAAGCACCGCCGCCGCCACCTACATCTGCATACTGGCTTTGTCCCGCAGCTTGAGTACCATAATCAGCGTATTCAATAGCTTTCTTACCCTGACTTTGTGCGCGTAGTGCTGCATTTTTTAAAGCTTCTTTTTCTTCTTGTTTTAAATCCTGCTCTGTTAAAGTTTCTGAACCGCCAAATAAATCATACACAAACTGGCGAACATTTGTAGGTATTAGAGGCTCAGATTTAGGTCTTTCCAGTAATGAAGATTTTTCTGATTCCTGCTTAACAGGTTCTTTAAGTACAGGAGCTTCTTTCTTAACAGGCTCTTTACGTACAGGAGCTTCTTTCTTAACAGGCTCTTGGCGCACAGGAGCCTCTTGTTTAACAGGCTCTTTACGCACAGGTTGCTGGGCAGCTTGAACTTGTGCAGCCATATTAGGTTCTTTAGAAGGCACTACAATTTTTTGGCCCACATAAATTTTATCAGGATTACTAATTTTATTATTACGAGCAAGCTCTTTATAATCCATATTATACTGCTTAGCAATCTGACTGAGGGTGTCTCCTCTTTTTACTTCATACGAACTCATGCTGCTCTCCCTTTACGCAAAGCCTTTAATACTTTTCCACCTGATTCAAAATTATGTCTTGCATCATTTGGATCAAACTCAATAGCACTTTCAGTTTTAAACTGTCCGGGCTTAAACAATATGTAAGAAAACGCCTCATCAGTAGGTACATCTGCTGGAGTATCTGAAGTGTTTAAATACCTGATAGAATCAAAGCCCTGATCTTCTAGCATTTTTCTAAATGATAAATTAATATCTGCCTTTTTCATACGCTCTACAAGCAAGTCTTTTTCTGACATTCTATTTTTATTAAGCGTACCGCCTGTTACTTCATCCTGCCAAGCTTCAAAGTCCAATACTTTTTGATACAAGTTGTCTTTAGCAGCCCTAAACTTAGAAGCATTTAAATTCGGAGCCTGAGTAAATACAGCCTCAACAACATTAGGTATTGTATCTGGAGTATCAAACAACACTGAAGCGTCTGAGTACAAAGCAAAGTTAGGATCGTTTAGTTCTAAAGGATTTTTAACTTGTATAAACCCACGCATCATAGCTATTGGAGGAGGAGCTTCACCTTTCTTCAAAGGCTTTTTAAGCCTATTAGATATTTGCCGTGAAGTTAAACCTGAGTCTTCATCAAAAGCATCCTCGTCTCCTTGTCTCCTAAACAATGCCATACGTTCTGCTTGAGTCTGAGTTCCTACGTGCAGTCCTGTTTCGTTAGGCATACCCACAGCCTCTTCAAACTCATTGGAGAAACCACTAGCCACTGCTCTGTATTGCATTTGTTTTTCTTTAGAGGCGGCTATGAAAGCTTTTTTATTTGCTTCACGAATTTCAGGAGAAACCGTATAATCTATAGGCATTACTTTACCTGAAGGATCTGTAGGCAGTGCTTGCCTCGGCATCCTGCTAAAAATTTTACGAGCTAATGTCCGTTCTTCTGGTGTAAACTCTGCTATAAGTTTTGTTACTTCTTCAGTAGAAATAGTTCTACCAACAGTCTGAGCAACACCCTTGTAGTAATTATCAAACTTATATTCCCAATTAGTATTAATGTTTCTAGCACCAATAGTGTCTAGCTCGTAAGCTAAATGATAATCTATGTCTTGAGTATTGGCTCCTTCCATGTCGAACTGCTCGGATAGTTCCATGTCTCTATTGTAGTTTTTTATTTGATCTTTACTATAACCACGCGCCCTGCTAAAGTCATCGCCCATGCGTAAAGCACCCTGCTCGTCTATAAACTCGGGCATTTCTTTTCGCATATCAGACATACTTAGGTCATGCTTTTCGCCAATAGAGGATTTAACTTTTGCAAACAACATTTCCTTGAAGTCAGGATCATCTAGCTCTGCCGGTAAATCAGGATCTGGGCTGGCATAAGTTTCTTCAATATTTTTAGCTACCTTAACCGCGCCCTCAGTAGAAACTTTTACATTATTCTTCTTGGTTTCTCCCAGAATAGTTTGCGCCAACTCATTTACAAAGGGTGATAAAGCTTTGGTAGCTGCTCTAGTCAGCCCGCCTACTACGTATCGACTTCTTTCTTCACGATCTTCTTGATCAATAAAAGCATCCCCAGCTTGTGAGTCGTAAGGACGGCCTGTTACTTTATCTATGCGCTCATCAGGTTCACTAGCTGCGCTTTCTACTTCTACAAGGCCACCTTTGTCGTATGGCGCTCTGCGCTTTTTCTTTTCAAAAGATTCCCAAAAATCATCATAATCTTCTTTAATATCTTCGCCCATAATTGGATCTATGGCACCATAAAAAGGCATACGGCCACCTATAATCGGTCCAATTTTTCCGTAACTAAAACCTCTAGCTGCATCGCTTGCTAAAGGCCCAGCTAAGGAAGCTGTGGCAGTAAACGGATTACCTGTTACATCATAAGTTTTTTGAGTTCGTTGAACCATATCTAAAAGAATACCCGCGCCTCCCCATCTTGCTACACCTTCAGCAGCAATTTCAGCTCCGCTTTTGTCTGAAAAAGAATCTGAATTTCTTACATAATTCAAACCTGTAGCAGCCGCTGTCATAGTTATAGCAGTAGCTAAAGTATTTGCCGCCCCTACAGGATTGTCAGCTAAACCAGCAATTGCACGTACAAACTGTTTTAGAACTTTATTTGTAAAAGCTGTGGGGTAACCTAGTAGCTCTGCAAAAATTGCTTTTTTAGGATCTGACATCCAGATAGGCTTTATAGCTGCTCGGGGGCTTGTATCTAAAATAACTTCATTTACATATCTACCTGCACCTCTTTTAATATTTTTATAAAAAGGATCTTTAGAATTTATTTCACCGCTATTTCTGTTTAAGTAAGCGATGCCTTGATCTATATCTACATTGAGTTCAGCTAATTGATTTCGTAAATTTTTAATTCTTTTAGAATCTGGCAAGGCTCCATGATTTTTAATAGCTGTTAAATTCTTGTGTATTAAAGATTTACCTGTGTTATAGCTCGCAAGCTGCACTGTTTTTGTCCAACCGTCCAACAAAGTCATTTTAAAAAATGCTCTGTTTGCTTTTTTAAAACCATGCCCTGCTATACTAGAGTCTCCTAAGCGATCAGCTGCGCTAACACTAGCATTTTCTAACATTAAAAATGACTCTCGCATTTCATGAAATATTTCAGGATCTGAAAGCCCTTGCTTTCCTAGCTTTCTTCGTAGTCCATTAGTCATTAATTCTGTTCCTTGAGCAAGTGCTTGCCCAAAACCTTTACCCATTTCTTTAGTTCCCGCTTTCTGCATGTTTAAAAGAACTTCAGGTAAACTAGATACTGTGGCAAAAGCTAAAGTAGACATTCTTATAAGAGTAGCGTAGCCATCACGGGCAAATTGAGCAGCAGGCCCAAAATCTTCTAAACCTTCGCCCGTCATACTTTTGTAAAGATCTTGAATATGCTCTTTATCTGTATCAGTAAAGGTATTTTTTACCGCCTCCACTTCCCTTTTAATTGGATCAATAAATTTAGTAGTAAACTCATCTACATTATTGACACCAAACACTTTTCTTTTTGAATAAGAATTTGCACTTTGCGTAATGTATTGAAACAAAACATTTTCAATATCATTATCAAGAAAGTCTTCATATTTATTATCGTCTTTAATACTATTAAACTTACGGGCGGTAAAAAAAGAATTGCCTGCTACATGAGAAGCCCCGCTGGGGCCAGCTGTATCGTTTTTCTTTTTTAACATGCCTTCTATAATAGCCTTGGCTTCGTCCATATTTTCAGCTTCGCCATCTTCTATAAGAAGTTTAGCAAATCTATTTTGACCTTTACCTGCTAGTTCGGCTCTTTTAGCGTCAGTTACAACTATACGTTGACCATAAAAGTCTTTCATCAAAGCCTTTCTATTCCAAAGACGCGGGAAGTAATCTTCAGGAATAACATCTGTTTCAAAACCTAATTCTTCATTTTTAGCAATTACTTGATTTAATACATCGCGTCTAATTAAACTTGCCGCTTTGTTTACATCTTCTGATTGAGAACGTGACCCACGTAAAGCTCTTACAAGCTCTGTATTTATAATATCTTTTAAACCCCCATGAGAAGCGTCTCGTAGGCTGTGTGTAGCCCTTATTAAAGGTGCATACAAAGCTCCAGCATAGTCTTTCCAAGTCTCGTTGTAGTCCATGCCGACCTGTCGCGTTTCACTTGTATAAGTTTGATTAGCGTCATAACGCATTATTTCAGCTAAGCGAAGAGCAGAAGGAGACTCAGAAAACTTAGTAAGTACTTTTGTAGGTCTTCCAAATAAAACCTTACCATGTAGCGTTTGTGTCTTCTTTAGCAACATTGCTCTAGCATTGTCTGGAGATATGACACCTCTTTCTACTTGCAATAGAGTGTCAGCTACTTCTGCCTGTGTCTGCTCACTGCCTCCAATTTTAGAAGTAAATGCTTGCGCTTTAGCTGTAATAGCTTTAGGAATCTCTACACTACCTGCTTCTTGAGCCACGATAGTCAATTCATCAAGAGCTTTAGTTACATTTTCAGAAGGAGCATCGGGGCCTTTCTTTCTATTTCTCATGTAGTTGCTAAACGAAGCAATAGCAAACTCTCTGCTTTGCTTAGCTTTGTTCATACCATAGAATACCTCACCCATTTCTTCCATGAGTTCGTCATCTAGATCATCAATGTTAGGAAGATCTCTAGTAGCTTCATAGTCAAATATAACTTCTTCTAGCTCTAACCTATCTATATCATATTGCTCTGCAATTTTTTCTATGTCTGCATCAGATACAAAGCCGCCATACTTAGTATCTTCCTGCTGGCGCTGTTGAGCTTCTTTAGAAGCCTGTCGAGACTGCTTAGCATTAAATCGTGCCTGCTTCTGGGCCTGTTCTGGGCTAGGAGCTACGCTCATTAAAAGCTCTTCTACGTCATCTTTAAATTCTAGATCTACATTTTTAACTTCTTCTGCTGAAATTTCATTTTGCGTAGGAGTGCCAGTTTCATTTACTAAGTTTAATTCAACTTCTTCTTCGTCTACAGAGCGTCTAATGTTAGCATCACCCAACCTACTACGAAATATATTATTATAACCACGCCCAGCAAAAGACAAACCTTTAGCTAACCCCTCTCCAATTTCAGGAGTGAACCGTCCTAAAGCACCACCTCCTACTGTTCCTAGCGTTGTTGCAGTAATGCTTTGCGCCATGTCAAATTCTTTTTGAATATCGGCTGCCATATGAACAGCTTGCTCAGAAGCGTTGCCAACACCTGTCCAACCTGCCCCTGCCACTGCTGCTTTTGTCATCATAGCATTACGGCTATTGCTGGCTGCAAACTGCAAAGCTCTTTTAGCCGCTTCATTACCTACAGCGGCCCGCATAGCTAGAGGTAATTTAGGCCCGCCTACCATCATAGTAGCTACATTTAAAGGATCTTGAAAAAAATGTTTAGCACCACTAACGACAGATCCAAAATATTCAAAGCCTTCAGGGTCTGTATTTTCCCAATCCTGTAGTATTCTACCGTAAGCATCTTTAACTTCTTGCGGTGCCTTTTCAAGCATAGCCGCAGTACCAAAGCCAGAAAAAGTCATAGCATCTTGGCGTAGCCTATCTATAATTTCATCAGAGGCATAGTCTTCTACATTTCCTGCTACAGCTTTCATGTAATCGTTATCGCCAAACCTATGCTCGAATACAGTTTCTAAATCTTCTGCTCTTGCAGCTTTAAAATCTGACACAGACATAGTAGTATCTTTAGCAGCCTCTGGTATATCTTTAGATACAGGCGCAGACTGCATGTGATCTGTAAAATCATTAAGATTTGTAAAGTCTATTTTAGGCTTTGAAATTTCAGTCATTTAAATTAGTCCTGAATAGATTGAAGAAGCTGATATACAGAATACGAGTTGCCTGACTTATCGCTAATTAAAGGTTTAAATAAATGATTGTATGCTGGATCGTCTTGATAGCCATTAAAGCTTTGTAAGTACGCAGTTAAAGTTTTTTTGTCGCTTTGCAAATTATTTAACTCTTCCATTAAAGCTTCGCTTTTAACAACACCTGCTATATAAGCTGAGTCTACACGGGCAGCATTAGATTTTTTAATACTACCAAGAGCTTCTAAAATTTCTAGAGTTGTAGGCTCTGCCTTTTTAACACTAAGGCTAAAATCAAAATCATCTGCTTCAAAAAAATCAGGAGCCACACTTTTATCTACCATTCTAGCCATATCATTAAGAACAATATGCTGACTAATTGTTTGAGATAAGGTAGCAGAATTATTTTTGTAGCCGTCTGTTTTTGTATTAAATTTAATAACTGAAGAGTCCGCAACCATATCAGCGTAAGCCGCAGTAAATGTTTTAGCTGCTAAATCTTCGTTATCTACATTTATATCTCGTAGAACATATTCAGCATAGGCATCACTAAACCCGTTAAAATCAGAGTCATGTCCGCTTTGAAAAACACCTAGCTGGTGTCTGAAATCTTGAGCAGTCGCTTCCGCTTCTGCTGGAGTAACTGATGCGGCCCTTAATGGATCTAAACGTACAGGAGTATCCGTCACGATAGGATCACTTACAGGATTGTCATACGGATCTAACTGTACTTCAGTTTTTCTATTATAAACAATACCACCTATTGTTACTTGAGTAGTTGTAACTTTTGGTGTTGTTTGAGTTTTTAAATCTGTAGATGTTTCATCGGGTACAAAAGTTTCTTTTTCTCGACCCCATCCATCTTTTTTAAGAACACGCCTACCTGTCACAGTATTTTGTTTGCCATTAATGTAAACAGTTTGTGTATCTGCTTTTTCACTGACAACTTCATAATCATTATCAGAAGCTTTAAAAGACTCCATAGACTTAGCAATCTTCTGGGCATCCTGCACAGGCACCCCTCTTGCCAAGGCGGATTGCGCGGCTGCTAAGGCATCTACGTCTCTTATATAACGACTGTTAATAATGCTATTAGCTGCGTCTGCTCTCAACGCCCCTCCTGACTTACCTCTAAAGAATCCTGCAACGCCTTGCGCCACAGATCCTAAAGGAGTATCGGCAATCCCGTCATTAATTTTAATAAACTTTTCAAAAGCTGTAGAGTCATTACCTACAGACATGGCAGCTTGCGTAGCTTCATTAAATAAAGTTTTATTCTTTTTAGCTAGTTCTGTAGCCTGCGTGTACACATATTGATCAAAACCATCTTTTGTATATGACTGCTCATCAACATTCATTTTTAATTGTTTTTCAAGCAAAGGAATGTATTGATCTCGCAAATAACCTTCTACGCCTTGAGCATGGGCTTGAGCTTTTTTATTATTATCCAAGTGCGTAATACTTTGCTGTACTCCCGCATTGTATTTAGCTCTTGCTGCCATGATGGGTTCTTGTTGCATAAACTGAAGGGCTTTTCTTTCACTATTAGTCTGAGCAATAGAGCCTAAAAGCTTACCGCCCATCTGCAAGTAGCCTTCTATCTTTTGATCTTTTCTACGTCTTCTTGCAGCTTTATCACGCTCTTCTCGGTTAGTGCGTTGTGTCGCAAGGAGGGATTCTCCTAAATCTTCAATAGCCATTTACTGCTCCATACTCAATAGACTTGGTGTCTCGGGTTGCGCTTCAGGCGGCCCTTCAGGGGGCGGTTTCATTTCTTGTATACGCTCTTCTATTTCTTGAGGCAAAGGTATGTTACTTGTCTGCTGTGCTTCTTGTAGTCTTTGAAGGACTTCGTAGTCTGCACTGTGTCCATCTAGTTCTTCTTCTTCACCGTCTATACCATCAATACTGAAATCAACATCTGCTCTTTCGCAAAGGGCCATAAAAATATATACAGTAGGCTCAATCAATAGCACCATAAGATCAGGATTTATTTTACCATTGTTATACATTTGGAACAAAAGAACTTTGGTTATTTCCATAAGAGAAGTACCATTAGCAATCACTTCCATGAACTGCATGTAGTTTTCTTCTTCTGTTATTTTTTCAAATATAAAGTTTGTAGCCGCATTAATTGTTGTAAACTCAGGCGGCTTTTCAAATGGTAGGGGAGTGTCTGGATCGTTAGCCAAAGATTCTCCGGGTACTGATCTAGACATCCTAGCTTTTATAAGATCTGTATTAATTTCTGGCATACTCATAATTTATCTCCCATATCCTACTGCGCCGGGAAAGGCCATCGTAGGGCTTTGATGCATCAGTCCTTGATTTAAAAAGTCCATAGAAACTGCACCTGCGCCATAGTTTCCTGCGTTTAGAACTGAAGTCATGTCTACAGAAGCAAAGTCAAATTGAGGCAGGATATCTGCTATGTAACCTCTTCCTCCACCAGACATTTCTATTTCTTCAGGTGTGGCAAATGTCCCAGCTACACTTTGCAACATAGGAAGTCCTACAGAAATAGGATCATCAATAGCTGCGCTTACGCTCCTATTAACGCCTGCCATGCCCCGCTCAAACAAAGAAGGCTTTGCTGCTTCTCCAGCTATGCCTGCTACATCAGTAACCTTGCCAGTGTTTAAAAGACCTCTTTCAAAGTCTGTTGTGCCGGGAGCATACTGAGGTTGAGAAGGCATAATGTATTGATTAGCATCTGCAAAGTCAAGAGGCTTACCTACTATTTCTTCTACAGGACTTAACAAACTTTGAGTAGCTTTTTCATAAGACAAACCGCTATAATCAACATCAGCTACAGTCGGAATAGGCTTGTAAGCTGCTAAAGTAGTTTGACTTTGATCCAAGACAGCTTGACTAGCATCTAAAGCGCCTCCTGTAAAATCTGATAAACCCTCTCCCGTAGGCTTAAAGTTTAAGTTCAACTCTCCGGGCTTGTACCCTGTCTCTGGAACTTTTAAAATATCTTCAAACTCTAAAGGATCTGCTGCTGGATTAAACCCTGCAATAGTTGCTTGGGCATTAGCTTGGATAGCTTTTATATTAGGACTAATTTTACTAAAATCTAAGTTTAAATTTTGCCCTGTGTTAGCTAAGTTGCTAAAAGTATTTTCATTTAAAACTGTATTTGGATTTAAGTTTTGTAAATTTTCTACGGACAAACCTGTAGAGCTACTAAGCTTATCGAGTGTCATACCTTTAGATAAAGTAATATTGTCTCGGAAAGGATTCATTATATTACCCGCATCCATCTTAATTCCTTCCATCACACTATCAGCACCAAAAAAGTTTGCCTTGGCACTACTAATTTCTATACCGGGAAGTTTGTTTAATGCAGTTTTACCGAACTCCATGATGCCACTGGTCACAGTTTTAAAAGCGTTAACACCTGTCTGCACAAAGCCGTGGGCACCTTTCAATACAGTACCTACGCCTTTTACAACACTGCCTAAAGCAGAGCCTTGCAGCCCCGCAAACTTACCAGTAAGACTAGCCATTTTACCTGCCATTCCTCCTAAGCCTTTCATTAAGGCTCCTCCTATCCCCGGAAGAATAAACATCATAGCTAGTTGACCAACTATGCCAATCTTACCCATGAATTTACCAAATTTCTTAAAGCCTTTCTTGATTGCTCTACCAATCTTTTTAAAGACCTTACCAATACCTTTAAATATTTTTTTAAAAAAACTCATTATGTAATCCCATTAATAAGAGTGAATAATCTGTCTACATTGGTAGACTTTTCTGCGCCGCCTGTAGCTCCCTCGTTAGCCAAGGCTGTAGCGTACAGGGTAGTTTTTCTTTGCTGTTCGTTTTCAAAAGCAGTTCTTACATAGGTTGCATCATCTCGTAAGTTCTGCCACAAAAAAGCCATTTCAGCAGAGTCCATTTGAAATACTTGTTGAGCATTTAACATATTAGAAGCATTTTGTGCTGCCGTATCAATTGTATTTGATTTTCTACGCCATTCGATATTAGACTGCTCTACAGCCTGAGCATTAGCAGCATTCCATGTGTCCCTTTGAAGATCCATATTCTCATTAAATTGATCTGCTGTAAGTTTTAAACTTGCATTATGCTTAGACACATCTGTAACATTTTGAGCATTAATAGCTTTAAGCCTATTTATTTCTGAAGTATTAAATTGTGTCATTGCGTTTTGTTGACTAGCATTGAACTGACGCATTGCTGCTTCTGTAGAAGTTAAAAACTGATTTACTTGATTTTTAGAAGTCGCATTAAATTGTTTTTCAGCATTTATGGCGGCTTGATCCGACAATATACGTTGTTGTTTAGCTTGTTGATCAAACATGATAGCTTGCTGCTCATTATTTAAATTAGCCATATCCATAGACAAAAAACTTTGAGCATTTGTAATTGCTACTTTTGTTCTTTGATCTACCGCTGCCATATCTAAACTTGCAAGAGCCGTAGCGTTTTGAAGCATAGCTTGTTGTTCGTTACTCAAATCTGCAAGTACAAGAGTTTGCATAGCTTTACTATTAGCTAACTCAACTTGTTGTGCTGCATTAAACTTTGTAAGATCTATATTAGCAACTGTAGAAGCATGTTGAATAGCTTGTTGCTGATCTACATTAAGCTGAGCCTGATTCATTTCGGCAGCAATTTTGCCTTGTAACAAATTAGTTTGCAGTCGAGAATTTAAATCTGCTAATTCTGTCTGTTGTGCAGCACTAAGATTTTCAGACGCATTTTGATTTCTAGAAGACAGATTAGCTAAACGCATTTGCTGATCATTAGAAAGATTAGCAAGCTCCATCTGCTGCTTAAACCCTGCATTCTTTACAAGAAAATCAGCAGCTATCTGCATATCTACAAGCCGCTTTTGATTGTAAGCAGTCATGTTTTCACGGGCAGTAGCGTCTTCGTACTTCATTTCAGCCAGTTCTATCTGCTGCTCGTTACCAAGCTCCATAGCATTTATAGCTTGTTGATTTTGAGAACGTAACACTGCTGACTGCTGCTCATTTGCAAGATTTTGAGTACGTGTTTGCTGCTGTTGCTGCGCGGAAGTTAGTACAGCTTGTTGATCAAAGTTACTTTGTAAGACTCCCATTTGCTGTGCCATCTGAGCAGTTTGTGAAGCTGCTGTTTGCTTGTTGGCTAAGTTAGCCATGCGTCTTTGCATGTCTTGTGTAGACTGCGTAAGATTGGCTTGCTGCTCATTAGAAAGGTTCTGCGCTGCACGTTGCTGGAGGGCCTGTGCGTTGCTTTGAGCCATTGGTAAGGCACTTTGTATGATTGCATTAAACAACGCATCACGCCCCACTGTGGAGGCCGACAGGCCCCTTTGAGCAAGTTTCTGCTCTACAGCTGATATTGCTGGCTTAGCCCATGCAGGAGTTTCACCGTCTTCTAACCCACCCAAAAGCGAATCCATTTGCGAAGATACAAGAGCTTCTGTAGGTAAAGCTGCTACAGCGGCTCGAACTTCCACAGGTTGCTCATCAATTTGTGCTTCAACAGTAGCTGGATCTTCTACAATAGCTGCTGTAATATCAGAAGGAATACCAGAAGTTTGTGCAATCATTTCGGCTGCCGCACCTTTCGCGGCTGTCCCAGTTACTGTGCGTCTTTGTGCAGCTTGAAAGCCTACTACGTCAGTGATAGCCGCCGCATCCCCAGCAGGAGCAGGCTCTCCTAGAATTTCTGTTCTTTGTTTTTCTTCAGCCGCTTTTGTAGAAGATACTTGAGTTTCTGAACCTGTCACGTCCCTTGCGAAAGTTCGTGAATCAATAGTGAACTGAGCTTCTTTAGCTAAAGTACTACTTTTTTGATCGGCAGTAGTTGTCACACCTTCCGCTTTTTCAGTAAGCTCTCTAATTTCATCAGGGTCTGCGATAGACTCTGCACTTAAATCACCTATAGCTGAAATTGTAGGGTCTAAGTCAACTGCCTTTGCCGCTGTGTATTCGGCTGGCTCAAAAGTAGTTACACTTTCTGCCTGAGCAGTTCCGGGAGCAAGTGTTGTCGTAGCTGTTCCTGCTATAGCTTTTTCTCTTGAAATAGCAGTGGCATCATCTAGCTTTTCAGTTTTAGTGCTCAGACCTGCTTTAAGTTTAGTAGTATCGGGATCTGTTTCTTTTACATCAGAAACAGCTAACTTTTTTACTGTAGCAGAATTAACTGTTGGCTTTTCAGGAGAAGTTATTTGAGGACGAGGAATGCTTTTAACAAAATCCTCTACATTTGTTTTGTTATTAGCCATATTATTTCCTTGTTGCCCTGTCTGCCCTATACTGCTATAAATATCTTCAGGAAGTCCACTGCCGTTATTTTCTGTTATATTAAGATTTCTAGCATTTTCACCTTGCCTAGCTTTCCAAGCATTGTGAGCATTTTTGTATGCATTCTGACCACCGACGTTTCCTTTATAATCAGATCTTTTAGGCTCTGGATCAACATTACTAGTTGTTGTATTAGTCGATGTCGGAGTAGTAGTAGTAGTAGATGTACCACTGTTTGTCACAGAAACTTTTCCATATTTAGCTACTCTTTCAGCTTCGAGTCGAGCCGCTTCTGCTGCTTGTTCAGCGGCAAGTTTGTCCTCTTTTTCTTTAGCAGCTTTTTCTGCGGCTTCTCTAGCCGCTTTTTGTTCGGCAGTTTCTTGCAGCTGAGGTTTATTTTTTTTCTGCGATTCTATATTACGTTTTATCTCTTCTTCAGTAATAATATCAATATTACCTTCGACACCTCCAAAATACTTTTTAGTTCGGCCACCCTTAGATTTTTTTTGACGAAGAGAAGTTAGTATTTTATTAGTATTTTTACTAGATCTTTTATTACTCATTATTTATCCTAAGTGTGTAATAATAACAGAAGAGGCACCAGTAAATACCACGCCTACTACAAGCCATGCAAGTCTTTCCCACCGTGCAGCATGAGATGCAGCTAACTCCCTTAACTGTTTTAACTCAGCCGTGGCTTCTCCCCAACGCTCTCCACATTCTTTCTCATGTTGAGCAATCTTTTCTAAAGCCTCTAGAGCTATTTCCATCTCAGTTTTTACTGCCATAACTACTTTCACCTACTGCTTTGCTTTACCAACATTAATGGCTAACAAGTCTGTAAGTTTGTAAAACTTTTCAACCCATTTATTATTATTAGGAATAGGTTTTAAAGCAGCAATAATAGAAGCTACAGTAACAATTGTTGTAATAATATTAATTAAATCCATTTTAAACTCCTTAAAAGATTATAGCATATTTTCTGAAGGTTGTCTACTGTTAAAGTTTTATTTATTACCAATTTGGTTTAGGGATGTCTTCCATGCTTGGGAAATCTTCAGTAGCTGGATAGTCACGAAGCAGTTGGCGATATGCTAATATTTCAGTTCTTTTTCCGTGATCCGTAATTGCTGCAAGTTCATCTGTTTGCCGCAAGCAAAGCTGCAACTGATCTCTACATATTTCTTCCATGTCCATAACTAAGATACCCTATAATAAGTTGTTGAAACTGAACCCAGTGATCCTGAAGGATTACCAACTACATCTGGTGTAGGAATTTTTGTCTGTGTGGTTGAGTTAGTATACATACCAACCAAATGACCGTTATGTACTTCAGAGTCTTCCCAGCCTGCTGATACAGAAGCACCTTTGTTTGTGCCGTCAAGTGCGTACATGTGGCAATTGGAAGTATCAGTAACCAAAAACACATTGTTTGTTGAATCAACAGCAAGGGATACAAGTGTTGAGGAAGTATGTGGCGTGTCAGAAAGAGTTACAAAACTAACGTAGCTGGAACCAGTTGCGTTGTACTTATGGATTTTAGAATTAGACCCATCAAGTACATAGAGGTTAGTGCCATCGTGCGCTATGCCTACAGCATTTGTCCCACTGACTTTATTACTAATGTCTATAGTAGAAACAAAAGCATTACTAGTGGTTGAGTAGGTGTGTATATTTGTACCGTTTAAGTTGTACAAAACATTATTGTGGTACGCAAGCCTATAAGGTGTTGCTTGTGAAGATGTGCTAATAGCAGTACCAAGTGCCTTAGTTGTTGGATGTATAGCAAAAATCTTGTTTTCATTAGTGTGCCCAATGTAAATAGTACTTGCGTCCTTAAATGCGTAGCCTCTGTAGCCTGTAGCAAAATACTGTGTATCAAAAGTAATTGTGGTAGTCACGCCTGAATATTTTCCAGCGAAAGGTGCAGTCTGATTACTTCTTTGAAACATTAGTGCGTGAGTTCCGTGAACAAACGGTGCCCTGTAGTTGTAGTTGTTAGTATTATCTATGTTAGATATGTCATAATTATAATTGTTTTGGACGTTAGTATAACGGGCATCCCATGTTGATAGGTGCTGATTAGAATAACTACTAGAAGGTCTTACCTTTATAGTAAATCTGTAAGTTGACTGACTAGTTCCACTTAAACTGTCGGGCCAGACCTCTGGATTTCTCCACCACTCGCCATTAGTAGGCCCTGTAAAAAGAGTTTTTGAGGTTATTTCTGTAAGCTCCCCAGAGGTATTATTTAAGTTAGGTACTGCATAGGTTACTTGATATGTAGTAGCACCCTGTGCTTGACCTTGATGCAGAACAACAATACGGTCAGTGCCGTCAATATGCAAAAAGATTGCTTTCACATAATTTCTATTAGGAGGCCATCCACTTCCAGTCCCATAGTCTGTTAGGTCAAAAGTGCCGTAATGCGTCTGTAGATCATTACTCAAATATGCAATTGCTGGTACTTGGTTGGTGCCGCCATCTCCAGAGAAAAAAGCTCTTAGGTTGGTAGCAGGCAAATTACTAGCTAGTGCGCGTGAAGTCATTCCATAAGCAACACAGCTAATTTTGTCTGCGGAACAAGTTGTAGGAAAAACTGTACCATCACGAAGATTCCTGCTTGATACAAAAGTAGTTCCATAACTACTGAACTTATTGACCCACCCGGTGCTTATTATACTAAACATTTCTTGAGTCCCGGTGTCAGCCATTCCGCCACCGTTATTTTGATATACGGTACTTACACCCTGCCAAGGAGATAAACTAGTATCATAGTCAGAATGGTTTGCTAGAGTTCCGGAACTAATAAAACTTTTTACTGGAGCATCAGGGTATGTAGAAGAAGACGCTGTAAGTCCTGTTCTAAGAAAAACTTCACTCCCTTTAGTTACAGTATTTGCCGTATCAAGTAAACTTAGGTTTCCACCAATAGGAACAGATACACCGCCGCCGCCACCTAATTTAATAGCCATTTATAGCTCCTTCCATCCAATAGTTGAATCAACATAAACCAGAGAAGCTCCAGCATCTGCTGCTAGTTCCCCATCGTCTGTTGCTGAATTAATTTTTGAGCCGTTACGAGCTACAGTGACTGTGCCGGTTCCAGCGTTCTTAATAAATACTACATCACCAGCACTAGGGCTTGCGGGTAGTGTGATTGTTACTGCACTGCTTGAGTTAACAATAAGCTGGTCTTTACTAACAGCAGTATAGTTTCCTGTCTTGATAGCAAAGTCATTATAAGCACCACCAATAGTTGCAAAGGCTAGTGTACCACTACCATTAGTGGTTAAACTTTGACCTGCTGTACCATCAGCCGTTGGCATTTTAAGACCGTTTAAGTTGGTAGAAGCTGCGTTATAGGCATGATTACCCATATAAGCATGACTTGAACACTGATAGTAAAGGACGCTAGGCGTTTCTCTATCTACTGCTATCTGTGTATAAGCTCCTGCACTTCCCGGAGTACCAGTGGTCGTTACGCCTGTAGTGTAAGCTGTTGTTTTAGCGGCATCCATGTAAAACAACAAAGGATGCCCACTGTTTGACCCGTCTGCTTGATCAAAACGATAAAAATATTCAGTGTTAGCTGTGACACTATCAGCACCGTGTAAATTAATAGCAGGAGACTCAATACCATTTAGGAAATAACCTGAGCTACTTCCGTCTCCATTATATGGATGTGCTGAAGTTTTAGAAGCTACTGTAACTGTAAATATTACGGGGCTTGAAGAACTTCCGTACACTCCACCTGCACCAGCACCCGCTGCAAGTTTTGTAGATGTGATAGCACCATCAGCAATTGCAGAAGCTGTAATGGCATTGTCAGCGATTGCAGCAGAAGTTACTGCATCGTCAGCAATACCAGTAGCTTTAATTTTTGTTGTAGCCATTTTACGCTCCTAGTTCTGGGCGAGTAGCTGGAAAGTCTGACGTACTAGGCCAATCCCGTAGTGCCTGACGATACGTTAAGATGTTATCTCTGTTAGGCCAGTCTGGGGTCTGTGCTGCTTTGTCTGTAGACTCTAGTTCTTCATCACGCCATAACCTTGCAGCGCCTTCCGCTGAAACAGGACTTGTAGCAGTAGCAGCCTCTTCGTACCTACCAGCATAATTTGCCTCAACAAACGCTAGGTCAGCTACAATGCGGTTAACTTCTTCGTTGCTTTCATTCTTAATAATATAATTAGCCATTGTAGCCTCCGTTAAACAAACATGATGATGCAGACGCCATCACCGCCCGGCCCCCAAACGCGAGCCGTGGCAGATGTAGCGGTATGGAAGGGGCCGCTAAAGGCACCGCTACCTCCACCACCAACTCCTCCGTTACCAGTGCCTACTTGGCCAGTGCTGGTCGTGTCTACGCCGCTTATCCAAGTAAGCGCACCGCCACCCCCAAAGCCACCGCCGGTTGCGGATTGGTAATAATGGCCAGTGTTTCCGCTGGGATTGTAGCCTGAACTGGCACCAGACCCGCCTCCAAAACCACCATTTCCAGAGTAAACACCAGTGTTGTGAGTGTGGTAGGCATAGCCTCCATTGCCTTGAGCGTCAATAGTGCTGATCGTAGGACTAGTATTTGGGCCGCCTGAAGTACCGGTAATCATTTTAGTCGATGTCGGTGCTATTGGTTCTGCTGCGGGAGCGTCTTTTGCGGAACTTCCACCTAAACTAAGGTAGGCATAAGCACCAGTGCTAGTAACACCAAGGACATCACCTCCGTTACCTCCAACACCTGCGCCGCCAGTAGCAATAATTTTATCTTGACCGCCCACAGCACCTGTCATAGTCACGCTGCCGCCATTAAAGGCTGTGCCATAAAGAGCAACAGCGCCTCCTCCTGTTGTTACAGCATTGTTGGGGCATCCAGCCACCCTTGAGATAGTACCCCCAGTGCCACCTGTGTAATTAAAGTCACCACCACTAGCAGTACCGCCTGCTCCTCCAGCAGTAGAGACAGCACTAGAAGTAGATGCGCTAAACTGCCCACCACCGCCACCATTAGCAACCATGTTTACAGACACCGCTGCGGAAGCAGTAACAAAGCTAGTGTTGCCCCCGTTGTTACCTACTCTAGAAGAGTTAATATTATTTGGTGCCAACGTACTAGCGCCTCCAGCGCCAATAGTGATCGTGAAGGTTTCTCCTGCTGTTACATTGAAAGTTTTTTCGCTGTAACCACCACCGCCACCGCCTGTAGCATCTCCTTGGTTCTGATCTATGCTTGCGTTTTTATTAGCAAGGAACGCACCTTGACCTCCACCACCAGTAATGATGACTTTGATCCTACCTGTTAATGGCGCTGTAAAAGTCTTTGACTGACCAATAACAAACTGTGTTGTGGGTATTGGTGCTGCATCTCCACCACCGCTAATAAAATCTGTAAAGTTGCTCATGCCATTGCCCATCCTACTGTAGAGTTTGTATAAATAAATTGAATTGAAAGATATTCTTTATCTAGTGTCATATCAGTACCACTAGACATAATGTTACTTCCGTTACGTCCAACTACTGTGTTTGTAAAGTTTCCAACTGTGATTAAAACTCTTTGACCAATTGTAGGTGACGCAGGTAATGTAATGGTTCTTCCAGCAGTATCCACATATACATGTGTGTTTACCGTAGCTGTTATGCTTGCACTAGTAACTACTGACGTTATACCAACTGTCACAGGCTCAGAAGCTATCTTAGCTGCTGTTACTGCATTGCTTGCTATCTTGGCTGTAGTAATATTAGAATCAACTATAGAGGCTGTTACAACTGAACTTGTTGCTAATTGATCGGCACCAACAGCATCGTTTGCAATTTTAGCTTGTGTTATATTGTCATCTACTATAGAGGCTGTTACAACTGCATTTGCAGCTAACTGGTCTGCACCAACAGCATCGTTTGCAATTTTAGCCTGAGTTACATTGTCATCTACTATAGAAGCGGTAACTACTGCACTCGCTGCTAATTGATCTGCACCAACAGCATCGTTTGCAATTTTAGCTTGTGTAACCGCATCGCTTGCTAATTTAGCTGTAGTAACCGTGCCATCGCCCGGAGTTGTTGAAGCAGCAACAGTAGAAATAATAATAACTTCTACCTTAACGCCTGTGGCTGGGGCAGTGCTAAAAGTAAGTGTAGTTCCGCTAAAGCTAAAAGTATCTTTATGCTGATATACACCATCAAAATAAACTTGAATAGAGTTTTCAGAAGCAGGTGTAACAGACATGGTGAGCGTTGTGTCGCTTCCATCGCCTGTCATGGTGTCTAGCGTGAACTGAGCCTCACCGCCTCCAATGTCTCCCCAAGAAGTAGTATAGCCCTCAAACTTTCCAGTTGTACTGTTATATCTAAACTGTCCTGCTGAAGCCGTAGGACGCTGTGCTGTAGTACCAACAGGGAGTTTTAATGCTCCTGTCGTGCCCATTGTAGTAGTAATTGCTGTAGCGTGATTGCCCATATAAGCATGTGAGCTACACTGATAATATAAAATATTAGGCGTATCAGACGTTACAGCTATTGTAGTATGAGCACCAGAACTTCCGGGAGTTCCTGAAGTTGTTACACCAGTTGTGTACGCCGAAGTCTTAGCTGCGTCATAATAAAAACGTAATGGGTGTCCGCTGTTTGAAGAATTAGATTGATCAAACTTATAATAGTATCCACTAGAGCTTGTAATACTATCTACGCCTAGTAAAGATAATGCTGGAGACTCTTCACCATTTAAAAAATATGCACTGCTAGAACCATCACCGTTATAAGGATGTGATGAAGTTTTTGAAGCTACTGTAACTGTAAACACTACAGGGCTTGAAGCACTACCATAATCTCTTGTTACGATAGAACCAGTAACTTGAGAGTCTACATAAGCTTTAACAGACTGTTGAGTAGGCACAAGTGTTGCACTATTAGAAGACATAGTATCTTCATCTACGAATGCAGTTACATTGATTGAACCGTCATTAAGACTTCCAAAAGTTAAGTTTGTAATGGCAACAGCATCAATTGTGCCACCTTCTACTTTATTACCAGAAATCTGATTGTCTGCAAGTGTAAGAGTACCTCCTGAGACATCTAAAGCATTACCAGATCCTACAGTAATATTAGCACCATCTACAGTGCCTCCATTAATATCTGGATTTGTTAAAGTCTTGTTAGTAAAAGTTTCACCACCTGCAAGCGTAGCTACAGTGCTGTCAATTGCAAAAGTTACTGTATTACCTGAACCAGACGTATTAATACCTGTACCGCCTGTAAAGGTCATAGCTTCGCTGTCAAGGTCAATGCTTAAAGCACCACCAGAGTCTGCACTAAAGTCCAAGTCCTGTGCAGTTACTTGAGCGTCTACATAAGCCTTAATAGACTGCTGAGTAGCTAAAGACGTATTACTATTAGAAGTTAAACCATCTTCATCAAGAATAGAGGTTACTGTAGTACCACTGTTTAATACAAGGCTGTCAAGATTAGCAGTACCGTTAATGTATAAGTCTTTCCACTCAGCCCCTGTAGCACCTAAGTCATGAGTATTATCCGCACTGGGAAGCAAGTCAGAAGCTACATCAGCACTAAAAGATACTGTATCTGTAGCAGCATCACCAAAAGTTAAGTTACCTGCAATGGTTGCGTTGCCAGTTACTGTAAGATTACCGCCTACACTTAGATTATTAGAAAGCGTTGTAACGCCTGTGACACCTAAAGTACCTGCAACTGTAGCATTTACATCTACATCTAAAGTATCTACATGTGCTGTACCGTCTAAAAATAAATCTTTAAACTCTAAAGAAGATGTGCCTAAATCAATATCATTGTTTGTTACAGGTACAATAGCACCATCTTGAATACGAATCTGCTCTACAGCAGCACTAGAAACTTCTACATAAAAACCAAGACGATTGTTTGTTCCGTCTACTTCAATCTTGTTAAGAAAATCAAGATCACCAATTTTAAAAATATTACCGCCCTGACCAGCAGTACCATCGTGTCTGTGGCCTGTGCTTACTGCACTGCTAGAAGAGTAAGCAAAAGAGTTTACTAATTGGTTATATTCGTTATTAAATAACGATGCTGATATAGTATCTCCATCAGCGAATGTACTTTGTCTGGTATAGCTCTGAGCCATCTATTATCTCCTTCCTGATGGAGTGTAGTCTATATAAAGACCATTCACTGTATATGGCGATTTTTGATCTGAACTTGTTACAATAAAACTTACAGTATGCCCACTGCCTTGAACTGTTTGGCGTACTAGAGGATCTGCTGGAGCACCAAATACATTGGCTCCAAATATGCCTGACCCAAGAATACTAGGCAGAGGAATACTATCTAATATATAATCTAAAGGTTGTGAAATTAAAGGATCTTCATAATCATAACGTACACGTAATGTAGGCTGGATAGCCCCTTCAGGACTCATAGATAGACGTACATGACGTAAAGTCTTTTTAGTACCTACATCACCAAAGTCTAAATTAGGTGTCTGATAAGACGCTCTAATGTCAGCAGGATTACCACCATAATCAAAAGAAATACCATCATCATGATTATAGATATAGCCGTCACTATCTCCATGCCACGTTTGCTCAATACCATCTACATCTAGATCTGATGTTAAAGCAGTAGCTTTGATACCTTCAGTTTCTGAATACTGAAAACCTTCATTTGTTAATGTAGCAATAACACCTTTAGAAGCAGCATTAGCTGTACCGTCTGTGTTATAAAATAATCTGTATTGTGATTTACTTCTAAGTACAGCACTTGTAATATCTAAATTATCAATGTTTGCTGCAATACTTTTAATTGTAGGTTGAATAGGTCTACTTACAGTCCCTAACTCAACGTCACCAATCCGTACTGTACCTGCAATGGTTCTAAGTCCGTCAGGACTCAAAAATAACAAGTCACCTGCAATTTCCTGAATACTTTGTGCATCCATACAACCTACGTTTTTTGTTACTGGTTGTACTGTAATAGCATTAGAATCATTAATGTTTAATAGTTTAAAAATACTATTCTTACAAAAGATAACAAGATCACTACGGAAACTGGCTAGGCCCACTACTTGATCTTCAAGTACAATAGATCCTGCTCCAGCTCCTGAAAAGTTATCAGGATCATTTGTGTGGCTGTAATAAATTGTATTAGATGCAGCGCCTGCACCAGCAACTACAAAGTGCTTATCATGAATAGTGCCTACTGCCGGAGCAACAGTACCGCTTACAGTAATTTCACCAGCAAAAAAAGTACGTGAATTTAAAGCACCAGTACCTTCCATTCTAAAAAAGTAAGGCTTGTTAACACCATCACATATAAGAATCTCACCATAATCTGATAAGCCTTCAAAAAATGCAAAGCTTGTTTGTTTTTGCCCAGTACGTGCTAAATCTGAACGGCCTGTAAAAGTTGTGTAGTTATCCCCGCTGCTATGAACACTAGACTTAGATATAGAAATCCATGAGGTTCCATCTTGACTAAAAAATATTCCAGTGCCTGAACAAACTATTACACCATCAGCATAACCTCTAATCCCCAGTACTTTGTTATCACCATTAGGACGTACCGCTGAACCGCCTCCAAAGATAGTAAAGCCATTAATACGACGATAGCCGCCATCTGTGTCTACTTCAAAGTTTGTAAGCTTAGAAGCAACTCCCGGCTGTCCCAGCATCTCAAGCTGGTTAAGGCTAGTATATAATCCGCCTTTAGTTGATAAACCAAACGGCTGAGACATTATACAAACCTCATACGGTCATCTTTAAACTCACCGGGATTAGGATTCATCAAATTAAGTTTCATTAAACGTAAGCCACGCTTGTAGTCTTCAAGAGCAAAAGCAGAAAACTGTGGGCTTTCTTTAAACTGATAGATATAATATCTAGCTCTATTAAGCAATACAGGCTTGTAAGTATTTGGAAAAACTGTTTCATCACCAAAGGCTACAAGCTCTGTAGGTAATACATAAGCGTAAAACCAGATACGATATACTTTATCTGGAATAGAGCTAAGACCAAACTTACGGTTGTCAGGACTTTTGATTACACGATCAGGTACACCGTATTGCTGAGTATCTGCATCGTCTAAGTTTTCTGGAATACGTCTATAGTCTTTCCAAGCTTCTGTTGTAGTAAAACGTAAGTTACGTGCAGTATATGGTACTGATTCGCCTGCTACGCCTACTGTAGTCAAATAAAAGTTGTCCCAATCAATGTAGCCGTAGTCAGTAGTTAAAGAAGAACTAGCAGTCTTTAAATTATACCAGCGTTGTCCCGCTACAGTTTCTACGTATACATTACCGTACATAGGATCTGTCTCACCACTTAAATTAGCAGCAAGGAAAGGCCACTGAGGTTCTTCATTAACAATATCTAGATAAGCTCTGTTAATAGAGTCTTTAACATGTTGTTGAATACCCACAGCAGAAGCAAAGCTAGAACTTGTAAGCTCTACTTCATTCATCTCCCGTAGGAGTTCATTTGCTAAATCTAGATATGTTGCTGCCATTATTTATGCGCCTTTTGAACCTCAAAGGTTGCTGATTTACTTGCACCCTTATGAGGCTTATAACCGTCTTTAGGATCTTTCATAAGCTTAAAAGTCTTTCCAGACTTCATCCAGTGGTAACCTTTAGGAGCAGCTACTTTCATTTTACTTTCTGCGTTACGGTTTTACTACCGCACATTCTTTCCATATCCTGCACAGAAGCATAGCCGCCTTTATTATAC